TTATGAACTTGCGGCAGCCATCAGGTTTACGTTTACCATAACCTGGATGAGCTCGTTAATTTTTGCCTTATTTGCGTTAGCCAATGCGATTGCGCTTGTGTCGTCAGTAGCGTCTGCCATGTTAATAAACGCAACATTTGGCATTTGAGCACGTATTTCAAGGACCGTTTTTGCATCGCTGAGACTCGTTAGCGGCGCAAGGCTGGTCAAGAAAAATACGCCCGCACTGTGGCGCTTTCCTGTGTCCATCAGCATTAAGCCACCCGCCGGGGTATCTGCTACGCTTGAATCGAATACTGTCGCCACAATTAAATCCTCTCAGTGTTAAGGGTGACATAGATATTGTCCTGTGCTTCCTGACGCATTTGTAACTGATACCCTGTTACCGTCGTGCCATCAGAGCCGAAAACTTCAATAATCCTAAAAGCAATAATGTGCGTATCGTAGTCCACAAACACCGCACAGCTTCCACCCTTGATAACGAGGTGGAAAGCAGCAGAAGCCTGGGCGTAGGTGCTTGTAACTTTTACGTAATAGTGCGTCCCTTCATCAAAGAGCTTAAAGGTCCCAACATCAGAGAAAGTGTATGCACTCACCCAGTCTGTCACCCCTGTGCTGCGTGGAAGGGTAAACACGTTAGCCCCACCTAAGATCGGTGTAAGGCCTATACTGAGCTGCATATTGCTACCGATATAAACGTGGGAGCCATCGACGTTCAGCCACGGGTTGTCACTTACAGCATGGTGGTAAAGCGATAGTGTACCGGCGACCGATATCGCGCCGAACCCATACCATGAGTGGGTATACGGGTTTATCGCCGTGTCATAAGAGACATTGGAGAGGTGAAGGTTTCCGCCGTAAACACCAGCTGCATACTCTACGAAGATTTTCCATTTTGAGGTGATGTCATCTTGATAGTCATGGAAAATGTCAAAATAGTTTGCACGATTGACGCTGGCGTCGTCCTGCGCCACCTTAACCTGGTCGAATTTAAGGGCTACCCCATCAACAGTGGTGCAGGTGATCGTGTCCGTTGTCTGCCAGGCAAACGAGTTGTTACCCGTGGTGTAGGAGATGTCCGTATCGTAAGATGCAACGAATACATACCAATACCCCTGGTACTGATACCTAAACAAGAATTCGTATTCGGTTGTTCCGTTAGTTAACTTAAGGCTTTGTAGTCCGCCGATGTTAGATAGCCCGGTAACATCTGAAAGCCTTAACCTGGCGCAGTGTTGGCCGTTATAGTCGTAATTACCATTTTGCAAGGTGGTAAACTGGCCACCATGGCCTCCCCAGACACCGCAAATGTAGTTTTGCGCACAGAAACGGAAGTCAAAGACGTTGGCTTCAGCGATTGGAGCACTACCGGACGACCCCGACCTGATATAAGCACCGATGTAGTTGTAATGCACATAGCCAATTTTGAAAAATATGGTCCCCGTAGGGGATGTCTGGTCACCCCATAATAGACCGACAACGCAATTTTGTAGGTAACCCATCGTGGTATATGATGAAGTCAGACCACCGCCGTACTGCACTAGGCCGTTGGCTACTGGCGTGCGCGGAACGGAAACATCGAAAGATGCCACACCTGCCGTTGTGGGCTGGTATGCGCCATCCAGCGTGCCGATATACAGATCTAAACCATTCATATTCCCCGTTGTGCCAAGACGGATCATGTCTGTTGCTGTCCCAAAAATAGACGTTGCGGTATTTGGGAAATCTTTGGTAATGCCCAGTTTGTCGATGGAGACTTTAAAGCTACCGGCCATGCCGGCGAGAGTAATAGTGCGAGAGGTATAAAAATTCCCCGTTCCCCTTACATCATGGATCTCGTTTTCAATTCCGTATTTTATCGCGGCCTCGATCGCGTTGGACCAATCACCGGCTTCGGCCTGAGCATCTTTAAAGTCGCGAATATCGACCCAGCGGTTTAATTTATCTCCAACAGTGCCATATGCATAGTTATTGCCGGGGGAGTAACCGACAAGGCCGCCACCCGGAGGATCAGCCAGATTATCGATCAGTACGCTTGATGCAGTAGCGGCGTCCTTCGCTTCTGAAGCAGAAGCCTGCGCACCGGTGAGGGCCGTTTGGGCGGCCTCGGTCAGGTCGTCAATCCTGGCGTTAACCTGATCTTGCAAAACGACAATGTCTTTTCCTTCTCTGGTTTTGACTGTCCCTTCCGTGTTATTTATAAATAAGTCCCACACCTGGGCATTATCACTGAGATCCCTCATGGCATTCGAGGGAACGGGATTTCCCGTATTATACATTTCTGTCATTTCACGACCTCATTAAAAAAAGATTATTTTCATAAGGAAATCACTCTCTAAGTGAGCATTATTTTAGGGTGAGGTCGGCCAGTTAATATTATGGTAATCATTTGAATCTATTTCAATAATCTTCCCGGCATAATCCATCCAAAGAGTGAGCAACACCTTATTGGAATCTGTAATTATCCCTAAAGCTAACTGTGTTTGCCAAATTTGCGTCTTGTTAGTAATTTCCTGCAAAATATAATTTTTCTTCTGTTCGACAGCATAAATCATCTGCTGATGATTAAGAACAATAGGATCACCAAGATTTGGATAGCCTTTCTCGTCATAAAGTATTACCTTACCATTACTTTGCCCTTTAATTAGCTCCTTCCATATTTCATCTGAAATTTCAACTGAGAACTCAGAAATAGAGTGGGGCGTAAAGCCGTAGTCTCTTGTAAAGTACATTACTTAACTCCAATACAAATATACTTAAAACCAATTTGTGGATTTGCTTCCCCAACTGAATTCTTGGCGTATATCTGTACGGTACCAGCCGAAATGGGGCTCATTGATAAGACAAAAAGGCCAGGTCCAGTGTCATTTGCTAACATAGTGAAATTACTTGAAGGCATTGCGACCGGCAACATAAATACCAATGCATTATCAACAAACGTTTGAACTGATGAGTACCCTTCTATAATGACTAATTTATCCATTATTGTGGTAATCGTTGCTACACCAGAAATGATTTGCTGCGTAATCACCTGAGATGATTGAAGGAAAATAGCCTTAAGTGCTAATAACACCTGCATATCATTCAAGGGGTCAAGCGTTCCACCTCCACCAACAACAATATTTTCCAACTCACGCTGGATAGTGTTAAACCATGCTGCATCTAGAATTGTTGGTGATACCCCCGTCGCTACCTTTCCATTTGTAAACTCACCATTACTGTCAGCGGTATTGGTTATACTGCCAATTTTTTGCATACAAAACCCTCAACATTTAAGCCACTTAATTAAATATAGAAAAATAAATTTTAAATATAGGTTAAGGCCACGTCTAATATTTGCGCAAAGTCTGAAGTCATGTCATACACCCCTTCTTCTTCGAAGTTAAATACAACATATTCAAAGATGATTAAGGTATGTGACGGTGAAATATTATTTAACGTGCATTCAAGCCTCTTATTACCCCATGAGCGTAGCGGGTCACCGCAATAACTTACACCTGCCTGAGCATAGGAATAGTTGGTATCCTCTGACTGCACTGTCCACACGAAAGGCCAGTCGTCGCCGTTAAGGCTGTCACCGCATACCGACATGCCAGCCCTTGCCTGACGATAGGTTGCAATGGCGATGCTGTATCCCAAAGCTTTCGCCACACCGATGAAATAGGGTATAGACTGGCTGCCCGTACTGAAAAGTTTGGCAACCACGGCTTTCTGTCGCAGCGGGATACTGTCCAGTTCACCTATCGCACAATCATTCGGCAGGCCAAGCGTGTTTTCCCAATCAGTGAGCATCATCGTCGCTGTCGAAGGGAAGGCACCTTTCAGCATCAATGTGGCATCGTCGTCGCTTCGTTGAAATGACTGGGATAATGCCCGAATAACGGCTGCCTGAACTGAATTGGAGCTTCTGGGCCAGACCTCTCCGGTTGGCATCAGCGCCTGCAGTGCCTGACTGTAATCATCCGCGGAGAATCGACTCATGTGTAATCTACCTTTCCTCTGACAGGCAACTGCCCCAGAGAGATGTCGATATTCGCTGAGGGTTCGGTAAGAATAAACCCGCTGGTGCCTGCAACGCCGCTTATTGCAAGATAGAGATCTGAGAAGTAAACCTTACCGCTTCCCGTTGGGTCACCGGCTTCGAATAACACCGAATCAATCGCATCATTGATAGCCGCCGTTGTCGCAGTATCCGCATCTGGAATGCCGTTTATCACGAAATCGACAGTTTGGGCTATGCATGCGCAAACATAGACCAGCGCAGTGACAGGCTGTAAGGGATAAAGCGCATCGGCGACGCGCCCCTGGTCGCCCGTCGCCTTTACGGCCCCCCATTTCTCAAGGGACGACACACCGTCGGTGCCGCTGGGGAATCCATTCGTGCTTGTGCTGGCACCGTCGGTCATGATGTACACGCCCACCGTTCCAGCACCCATAATACGGCGTACCGTCCAGGCACGCGTTATCCCACTGACCTCGAGCGCCCATGCTTCATAGTCATCATCATTACCCCCTTGAGGGGTGTTTTGATAGGCCAACAAGGTACGGGAGCGGAATGCGTCTTCGGTTTCGATATCTGCACCATCGGTGATGGCCGTGGTGATGGTTACCGTCGAATCCACGCCTGAAATGCTGACATCAAGCGTAAGTTGTGTGCCAGCCGGCGTATTACTCGCATCACCGCCGCCGGTAGGGTCATCATTCGGATCTGGAAGAACGGCGGTAATACTCCCTATTCCCGTTCCTGCTGGTCCAATATCAACTTCTGCATCGGTCGTGTACTGATAGCCATCGCCCCGGTTTAGTGCAGTGCCTGAAGGGATACTTTTCCCCGGGGTGCCGGTAAAGAGGGTGGCCTTGTTTGTCCCGGCATTAGCAGGTTTTTTCGTTACGCTTTTTAAAGCAGCCCATCCCGCAAGATTTTCGTCAGTCGCGCTCCACGGAACAGACTGTTTCGCGATCCAGTCCAGATAACCATAATGAAGATAAGCCAGGCCTGCATCGGCAGTACCGAGAATGGTTAAGTTTGAAAAACGTAATGGCGTGCCTACCCCCTTCAATTCTGATTCGATAGCGGCAAGGTTGCGCGCACGCAACTCAGTGAGTGTTGGCCGATTGTAAGGCATAGATTAAGACTCCCAAACCCAGAAATAACGCTTCGATACGGCGTCCTGACCCGGCTTTTGGTAAGAAATGAACAGATTGAGGCGATTCGGATAAACAATCTGGGTGACCGGCGTAATACTGGCGACTACGCCGTCATCGATAAGCCATTTCAATGCTTCTGCAGCAAAGTCCTGTGCCTTATTAGCTGTGGCCAGTGTTAACTTTTGACGACGTAGCAGCCATAACCGAGAGCCAATTGGATAATCCTGGTCCCGATCGCCCCACCACCCGCGACGATTATCGCCGTCAAGCTCATCGTCTTCCCGCGCCAGGCGATCGGTAAAAAGACTGATTAAAATGGCTGTTTCAAGATCATCCCCTGACTGCAGGTCACCGGATACCTCGGCCCAGTCGCCAGCAGATTTTTCAGCGTTCCAAAGCGTGGTGATGTCGGTCATTTAACCTGCTCTCCTGGCATTTCACTGGTCGGTGATGAATTGCCGCTCTGCACATTTTTCACCATGTGATCGTGTGTGTTGTAGGTATCGCGCAAATTTTTCAGCGTGGTGGTGTTACTCCCCGCGTTATCAATGATATCGCCCGCGCATTTCAGCACCGGCGTATCAGCATAGATTTCTTCTGAAGCAACGATGGTTACCTTCGTTGAATTGATCACCGTGACCGGCTTGCCTTTGGCATCTATCTCTACGCCTTCCTCCCCCAATTTAAAGTGCATACCCCAGAGGTTATAGAGGATTGTTTCACCGGCATTAAGTCCTGTCTTCCGACTGCCCTTATGACCAGAGGCAATGACCACCGCGTTTGAGCGGTCTCCTGAAAGATAAGCGATAAGCACGTCGGCGCCATCCGGCAATGAAGAGGAAAAACCAAACTCCATAAGGCGGGGCGTATCTCCGCGCACTTCCAGCGGGGTCTGATACTGCACTTTCTGGATCCCCCCCTCATCGTTGGTTAAGGAAACACTTCCCACGCCCAGCATCATCATTGCCCGACGGTAAATTGAATGGAGCATTGTCATCGGTTTAGCTCCGGAATAACGTTGTAGAAACGATAAGGTTGAACGGAGAAGGCTGCCGGCGGCATCAAAACCATCTGTGCGACGGTGCCCTGGTCATCTTTGATAAAAGTGACTTCCGCCAGCAACCACAGCACGTCATTGATACCCATTTTGGGGATATTGACAGGGATCAGTGTGTTGGGTTCCCACAATTTACCCGCGCTGTCGCGCCAGTTATCAAGGGTGACCTGCAGAACCTTAGAGCGTCCATAGCGCCGGTTCATTTCCCAGTCAATCGCCTGCTGCGCCAACTCTTTGGTGTTCATCGTGCTTTCGACTATGATAATCCGGTTGCGGTAGCGCATTTTGGCGACATCCGGATCGTTTGCCGTAGCTTTGGTCACAGCACCATAACCACTATTATCCACCAGCGGGTTCACCGTCATAGAGACACCGGTGTACTCGGAAAACCGCTCATCCATCGAGGCCTCATAGGCTGCCGCTTGAATGTTGATACCCTGTGCCACGCCGCTGGCTGCTTTTCGGGTGCCGACGCGGGTCAGGTAGAGACTGCCGTCCGGCAGGTCATAGTAAAGAAGCGCCGCCCAGCGGGTGATGCGGTCAATGATCTCCTGCGAACTTTCTCCCCAGTTCAGGGTGAACTGAGGGACGTTCTGCATATCAGTGACGTCGCTCGACACGCTGATCCCATACGGCGCGGCCAGACGCTGCGCAATCTGCAACGGGGTAGCGCCAGTAATGACGTTGTTGTCCCATTTGGCGGAGCAGTCCACCAGGTCTTCACACTTACTGCGCCCCGTGGCCCGGACTTCGTGCCTCGAGGCGGAGATCATCGGCGCCCACCGGTCGATGTAACCGGTAATGACGGTATCGCTCCCAAGCTTTACCACACAGGCATCGCCCTCTTTGACCAGTTGCTGCCCATCACTGCCGGGAAATTCATCCATCAGCGAAAGGTCAAAATCGCTGGGAAGGCGCTCGATACTTCGGGTCACACGCACAGAATCCCAGCCCGAAATCACCTTGCCACCGACGGTTAACGTCATTTCATCATTCATGAAGAGAGCGCCCTGAAAGAAAGCGGCATAAATGCCGGGTGTACGGGGTCGGCCATTTTAACCAGTCCTTCCGTCCGACCCGCGTCCTGATATAACCGGTTTGCCAGGTTTAACGCGGGAAGTGCTGAGCTGAATGTCACAATGGACACGTTCGCCAGCTGTGCCCCCTTCTCCTGAAGGGTCGTGTTGACCGTTGTTTTAAGATCTGATAGCTCGCTGAAAACAGCGTCATAACCGGCATCAGCCGCTGCCAGTGACACCGTATCTATCACGCTCACCACGCGCTGAAGAAGTTCAGCGGCATCGTCATAACTTACGGGTTCGTAAAGAGACGCCGCATAGGCCATTGCACCCGCACTTAACGTAATGAGGTAAATTTGAGTCGCAGAAGCAATGCCGCTGTCGCTGCTGTCCGGCCGATAAGTGGTATCCGTGAACGCCACCAACGTTTCAAACAGGCGAACCAGATCTAGCCCTTTGGCCTCACTGGACAGTAATGCATTGATGACATCCTGCGCGCCGCTGGCATATGCCGCTACGCTGACGGATGCCTGAAGGCTTACCGCGACAGCCTGAACTTCTGCCCGATTTTCGACTGATGCCGCCATTTTCTGAGAAACCAAAAGGTCATAATTATCCGTGTCTGCCGCCGTCGTCGTCGTATTTGTCGCGCCCGACGCATTTCCGCCAACATCCCCCGTGTTGTAACGGCCGTACCGGCTGCTGCCGAAGGTCGATTTCAGCGTATTACTGAGATTTGTCGCTTCATTGGCTGTCCGGGTCACCATACTGGTCCAAAATGACACGGTGCTTTTGAGCGTTTTTATTGCCTGCGTCACCGTGCGTAAATCGGAATTTACTTCGGCAATAAACGTGGCCGCAGATTTTGATGCCAGCGCTAGCCAGGATGTTTGAACCGCTGATGCGGCAGAGACCGCGCCGGTCACAGCAAAAACCCGAAGGCCGGATTCAATGACGGTGAGAGAGAACTCAAAAACCCGCTCAAAGTCTTTGCTTTCCCGTAGTTTCAGCCCGCCGTCAGGAATGCTAACCGTCAACTCGCCCAATGTAGGATGCACCAGCGTGCCCGCGCCCGCGCTTTCACAGGCGGCGATAAGGTTATCCCGTTGTGTGATGACATCTGCAGCGCTGTAAATCAGGCTGGACTGGATGATGAACCCGTTTAGGGTCAGGCGGCGTGTAGAGCGTCCCAAATCTTCGACCCAGACCGTATCTCGGTATGGGTATTCGTGGACGGCCTGCCGGCGGCCAAAATTACCCTCTGCGTCCACGATGGCAAAGGGTACGCCGCGAAACGAGGCCGGGTGAATATGGTCCTGCCAGTTCCAACTGTCGCCTGAAAATCCCAACAGTGAAGACAGCGCGTTTTGTAATAGTGGCATCCCGTCCTCCATAAAGAGAAAACCCGCCGAAGCGGGTTAGGTTAATTTTTACGGCATCGTCATAGCAGTAGTCACTTTGCCACCAGCGCCAGAGATTTTTTTACGCTCACCGGTTCGGTCATTAATCAATGTCAGTTCAATCTCGCTTTTGTTTTCTTTCAGCACGTTAGACAAAACATCAGCAACTTGTTTCAGATCTGAACCTCCATTCGCTGAGCCACCGGATTTAGCTGCAGGTGCATTGATATTGGGTTCGGAGGGGGAGTTGACGTTATTTGCAGAAGTTGCCCCATCCCCAGCCAAAGGATCACTTCCTATCGAAGCATCGTAATAATCAGGGAGTCCGGGCATAACCCGGTTTAAGTAGTCACGCGTCTCTTTTGGCGCATAATCAAGGCCTAAACTGCTGACCCTTCCGGGACCCCAGTTATAAGCTGCTATCGCCTTTTTCATGTCACCACCAAACTGCTTGAGTAGATCCGATAAATAACGCGCCGCGGCATCGGCTGACTTTCCGGTGTCCATCCGATCGTTACGATTATTGAGTCCATATTGCTGGCCAGTTGTCGGCATAAACTGGAATGGACCTTCAGCGCCAGCAGGTGAGAACAGGTGCTTACCGCCGGCGGACTCTGCCTGATAGACGTTATTGAGGGTGCCTTGCGGCAAACCATATTTTTGCTCTAATTTCGAAAATAAAGGGCCATTCTCTCCTAGTGGTTGAATGCTTCCAGGCGGAGTTACATACGGAGCTTTCAAGTCATGCTGAAGCCGCTGTCCTTCCCATTGAGGGCCATATCGCGCATTAAGTTTTTGTTTAAATTCTTTGTCCGGGTACCCCGTGGCTAAATAAAGACCCTCTGTGAAAGAGAGTGAGTCTTTGAATTTTTTATCACGTCGGGCAACTGCCAAAATATCCTTGTCTTTGTCTCCGTGATAAAAAGAAGACTCCGTGTCATTGGCATGGGTATCACTGTAATCACGGTTCGCTTTTATAGCCCTAGCATACTCGCCGTCACTACCTAACCACGCTTGCGACTTCATTTTCATACCATCCATGACGGCGGATATTCGAACAATGGAATTGCGAAATGCCAGCGCATTCTGCACGTCTTTATCAGAAAAAATCAGGCCGTCACGCTGAGCCTGGTCTTTAAGACGCTGCACCTGGTCTGTGCTTTGGCGCAGAAAATTCAAAAGATCAGGTGAAAATCCGCCCACCTGCGCAATCACGGCTTGTTTTGCGGGAGATTCCTTCAACATGGCCTTATTCAGGTCAGCCATCAGTTGTACAACGTCAGCCATACCCTCCTTAGTCTTATGAATTTTCACACCAATTTGCGCCAGAAGCGCATTAAATGGGTCATCTCGTGCATTTAAGGCATCATTAGCACGGCGATAAAGCCCGACTACGGAGCTTTCAGCCGACTCCCGTGTTGCCCCGTTTTCGATCATCGCCCCGGTCAGTTCCTGGTAAGCACGGGTGGTTGTACTGATGTTTTTGGCGGTGGTATCAATGTTATAACCAGCGTTGGCATAGTCCTTTACTGCGGATTTTACACCATTAATGACAGTGGAAAGCCCGCCCAACCCTAAGGTCAGTCCACCCACCATTTTCAGCGGAGGAACCAAATCACCAACAAACTGCACACCATCCCGCGCATTTTTTGCCAGTTTCTCGAGGCGCCCACTGACTTCATCAAGGCCTTCCGCCGAACGGCGACCGCCGAGCTGCACAACTTTTTGCGCATCATTGAGCTGGGGAGTCAGTTTTTTCACCGCATCATCGATGTTCTGAATAGACTGAGAAACCTGATCGTCCGCTTTCAGCTGGAAATCAAACACATTAGCCATTATTCGCGTTCCTTTAACTTATTGATGCGCAATGCCTGATCCCGCCACCAGTTGAGCTTCGACCATGTCATCCGCCAGCCCTGGTCTGGCCCCCAGCGGTAGTAATACGTCACATCGGCTATTCGCTCGCGCCACCTCCCGTGGTTGGGGAGAAGTTTAAAAAACCCAGCATGTAACCCTCGCAGCGCTTGTAGTCCGTAAACGGCAGGCGGTTAATGACTGGCGCCGGGATGCCGGAAATTTCAGCGATAAGCGTCGACATCGCCACCAGACCGCCTTTGACGGTCTGGGTTTTATAAAACTGGTCTACCTGGTCGAGACAGGGCTCTACGAGATCGATACCTGCCCAGTTTTGCTCCCCTTTCCCATCCTGAAGGGCTTTTGGCAGCACAATGACCGTCGTGCTTTCAACCTGCGTGATCGGTTCCGGAACGTAATTTAAAAAGGTGAGAAGAAACACTTCACACTGCTTAAACGTAGTGAAGGGCATCCGCTTGACCACTAATGGCGGCATTCCTGACAACAACGAAATAAGGAGCCCCATCGCCGCCAGCGCGCCGTCCACCTTTTGCTTTTCAAAGAACTGGTTCACTTCTATGAGCGCCGGTTCGTGCAGTGCAATGCTTTCCCAGACCAGTTTACCGCCGGCGTCAGCCAGCGGTTTATCCAGAGAAATAACGATACTTTTATCCTGCTCTTCCACGATCAGCTCTCCACGACTGAGAAGCTTTCCCAGCGAACATCAAATACGGCGTCTTCGCTGTCCACTTCCTGCGATTCGACGGTCCACATTCCGGTACCGATAATCGTTTTACCGTTGGCAAGTTCTGCCACCACCGTGACATCGGTCATGCCGTTAAAATCCGCCACCGTAGTCCCGCCGCTGTCACGAACCTGACAGGAGATATAGGGCGCAGAAGGCTTTTCTTTATAGCCATGAACGCGATCCATCCCGGTCAGGGTTTCGCGCTTAACGGTTGAAGGACTGTATTTGAACTGCCCGGCGACCATGATTGTGACGCCATTGGTCGTCACCGACGCGGTGCCCGCCAGGCGGTTTGAGGTATCACCCATTGTTATTCCTTACGCCGCGGCTTGCAGGCGGAACTGGTTAAGAAGTGCAAACACGCGCAGCTGGTTGATGAGCACGCCGTCCCATAACACGTCAACGCGGTTCGGGTTGGTCGTACTTTTCGTCACAACCAGGCCAGCGGCAAAAGCTTTTGAGTCCTGCACGTAGCCGTTGTATTCGAGCTGTGTGTACTGGGCGATTAGCTCGGCGCGGATGATGTTAGGCGTCACAATCGAAGAGCCGGGTGCAAAACGAGTACCGTCAGCAGCCAACTTCATACGGGCAAATTTCGACGTGACCTGGGTGCGGATAAACCGGGTAACGAACATCAGCAGGAACAACGTTTCCACTTGCAGATAACTGTCATCCGCATCCCCGTATTTATTGGTCTGATACGTGGTGATCAGATTCTCTACCTGAACCGTGCTGTCATCAGCCACCGTGAAGGTCGAAATGCCGCTGTAAAGCAGGTTGTTGCGCTCGGTCAATTCAAAACGAGAAGCCAGTGGCGGCGCCAGCACGCCGGCCATCGTGAGCGTTTGCAGAGGACGGCCCGGATCATTACGCAGGCTGCCCGCAACTGCACCCGTTGTGGCCGCTGCCCAAACATAAGCTGGCGTTGGAGAATCATATACGCCCAGCAGTGTTGCATGCTGGTCATTACGGGCCTCACCCAGCGTGGTCAGTTGACCATAGGTGCCAGATACGGCTCCAAAGACGTGGCCGTAAAGCTGCGAAGCGTAACTCCAGCGCCCGGTGCTGTCTGACATCAAGTTCTTCAACGCATCGAGAGACGTTGTGTCGGTGTAAGGGGTGACAATAAAATCAAAGGTCCGGTCGCCGAGGTTTGCCAGCGCCGTCGTCATATCCGGTGCGCCAACCCCGCCAGTGAGGGCGGTAAGCGTAATACCCAGGCCATCAGGCGTGGCTTCCCCGCCCGTGCTGCCCAGATAATTCAGCCGTAAATCGATGCTGTTACCGTGCGTGCCTTTATTTTTTGCCGTCAGCGTAATGACGCCAGTGGCAGACGAAGCCGTAACCGGTAACGATATGGCGGCATTGATCGCCGCCGTCAGCGCTGTAGCCATCGTGGTCACGGAGTCAGTGCTCAACACCGTTGCCTGCACGCGCTGGCCCCCGACATACAGTGAAATTACTCCGTTTTCATTCGGTGCCGTGGTCAGCGTAATGGTGCCAGTTGCCGCCACCATCGATGTTCCATCAACCAGCGGGAGCAGATAAATTTCACCGGCAATGTCGTTTGCCAGATACGCCGTGATCTGGTTATGCAGCATCGATCCGGCGCCATAAATACCCGCCGCGTTCGATGCGGATGATTCAATCACCGGAATATTCGGGCTAACTGCCGCGGTCGTCAGCATCTGACCGATGATCAGCGTGCGCTGGGTAGCCGTCGCGGTGTTCGCCTGCGAATTATTGAATTCAGCAAAAAGAAGCGGTGTACGGAGGTTACTGGGGATATTTTGAAAGTTCATTAGCTCGCACTCCCAATGTCCGTTGAAGCGGCTGATTTATCAGTGGTAGCCGTCGCGTCTGCGCCCTTTGCCGCCGTCGAAGATTTCGCCGCCAGTCCGGCAGTGTCAACGGTGACCACATCCCCGTCGCGGAGTCGGCGGTTCCAGAACGTACTTTCAGCGACCTCTGCCCCTTCTTCGGGCAAAAAGGTGCCTTTAACCGGGTCACGCACAGTGCGCCCAGCCATGGGTTTTACATACATGGGATACTCCAGAATGTTATTGAGGCAGGTCGATGGTGACGCCGACTTCCGGCGTACCGTCAGGCTCGATAAGGGTGACGTCGATCCCCTGAAGCGGGTCCGCTTCGATAGGGTAGAATTCTTCCGGGCCCTGGTAATACTCGATATCCAGCTCCATCAGTAGCTGAGCGGTATGCCCTTCGCCGCCGGCGCTGATATCAATCGTGGAACGCATCTGCAAAAACTGCTGAATTTGCCGGGTCAGGTCATAACTGTTTATCACTGCCCGTTCAATTTGTTCGCGCAGCTGCTCCAGCGCCTCTTCCGCTTTTACCGCCCCGTTGTCCTGATCAAGGTCATCGAGCTCCTGCAGGCGGCCGGTGATCCGGACGGTGGTCACGGTCGTAAACTGCGGGACGTTACGCCCGAGGGAGTTTTTCACATCGAAAGGGGTTTGTACGAGAATAGCGGGATACATATCCTCAGACGTGGGCCAGTCCCGCGGAGAATAAACGCGGTCAAGAGCATCCGTCGTTCCCGTGAGCGCGCTGATTACGAGCCCCCGCAAAGCCGCTGCATTCATACCTTCACCCTGTTAAGAATAAGCTTTGAGCCGCCGTGACTGTCCGGCTGAATATCGGCGATGGTAAACAACGTGTTTACCGGTTCGCCGCCGACCGTGCCGATAAACACCCTGTCCCCCTTCTTGGGTAGAGCCCTGAACTCGCTGTCCAGCACACCCAGGACGGGAGACGTCGTGTTTATCGTGCTACCGTCATCCAGAGGTTCAACTTCTTGGGTATAGGCGCGGTCGAAAATCCCGCTGATGGTATAAGCCGCACCACCCGCGGGCCGGTAATCAACCGGGTCACCAAACACCCCTTGTAACGGCCTGAGCAGATGCTGATCCCAGTTGATGCCCATCAGGCCGCCCCGTTATCAGGTGTTGGGTTTACCGGGTCTGAGGTGGTAATAGTGGTTTGACTGTCTGCCTGGGTCACAGAAACTTCCTGCGGGCCGGCGCCTTCCAGCTCCTGATGCAAATCAAACAGAGATTTCACAAAACCCAGCGCAATGAGGCGCTTTGAATCCGCTTCGGATAACTGGACACGCGTATTCTGAGCGTATTCCTCGCCGTCATGCCGCAGATGTTTTCCTTTGAGAACAACCACGCTGACCAGATCAGCGGCCTCAGAAGCCGCCTCTGCTGTTTTATCTTTTGCCAT